GGGTGAGCAAATCAAAAACCCTAATAGGTTTGTCACAGAACTCATGGACTATATTCATGACTACTACCAAAAAGAGATCGACAAGCTAAAGACTGCGAAGAGTAAAGCTGGTAGAGTAGAGAAGCGTAAAGACATTCTGTCGTACTTCGCTAACGTACCTAAGTCTCAGATTGTGGCATTGTTCGAACTCTATAATCTAATCGTTGAAGCCAAGCTTATGCTAATACGTAAACTAGATAAGACTAAGAGCATCGGTACGTTTCTAAAGACCGCAGATGGATTCAAAGTAACAGAGCAAGAAGGCTTTGTCGCTATTGATCGTATGGGTAAAAATGCAGTCAAACTAGTAGACAGACTACAGTTTAGTAATGCTAACTTTTCTCCAGAAATAATCAAAGGCTGGCAGAAGTAAGTCAGGTTGTCACAGATGCAATACCAGCATTACGGGTATTCGGAAATGTCATCGTAATTTAGAGTAAAAATCAACTTTTCTTGTATAAATATTTGCGTCAACAAGATTGACATAATACATTTATCACATACGAAAGGTTTCATAATGGCACACGTATTAGCCGCAGTACGATTTCTAGACTTCTCATTCTTATCAGCTTACATCTATAAAGTGGTGAGATACTTCGAAGACCGCAAGACTTATAGAGAAACATATAATCAACTATCAAAACTTACAGACAAAGAACTAGCAGACATCGGTTTGCACAGAGGACTAATCCACTCAGTATCAATCGGCGCATATTCTCCAGATAGATCAGATAATCCAAATTTACGGGGGTGGGTCTAATGACAGCTTTAGTAGCAAACTATGTATTTTCACCGTTGTCGGGATTCTGGTCATCAGTAGATCGTTATTCGCAGATAGTGGGGTACTCACGGGCAGCGGCGGAACTCGCAAGGCAGGGTTACCACGAGGAATCGAAACAGTGTATGTTAGAGATTACCAAGTTACAAAATAGGTAACACTAAATACACTTGAGGACTTGAAAGGGGCTTCGGCTCCTTTTTTATTTATTATAACAATTGATGAGGATAGAAAATGGCATACGGTGATCCTACAGTATATAAAAAACATCTAGGCGGACATAATTGGGTATCACATACCGATAAAGGTTCGCTAGAACTAATCAAACAAAAATTCAAAATAGGCACAATGCTAGATATAGGATGTGGTCCTGGTGGTAACATTAGGGTTGCAAAAGAAGTTGGTATTGATGCAGAAGGCATTGATGGTGATGTTCGGGTCATTCCAGAAAATCCAGATATCAATATTATTCCCTGTGACTTTGCAGAAACAACGTACACAGAGAAAGACTATGACCTAGCTTGGTCAACAGAATTTGTAGAGCATGTAGAAGAAAAGTATATCGATAACTACATGCAATCATTCGCTAAGTGTAAGTATGCATTCATTACATACGCACCTCCTGGTACTAACGGTACACATCACGTAAATCTAAAAGAAGAAGACTACTGGATCAAAGTATTCGGTAAGTATGGCTTTGAGTTTGACGAAGCTAGTACACATCAAATTCGTCAAGCATCTACCATGAAACGTGACTTTGTACGTAGCAGAGGATTGTTTTTCAGACGCACTGGTCAAATCAAACAAAGTAAAGTGTTACTAGTAGCAAGCGGATTATCATCTAAGCAGATCAACGATTATCCATATAAGCAAGAAGGTTGGACTGTCGTTGCTATCAACAATGGATATAGAGTTTGTGATTGGGACTACTGGGTCAGACCACCAGATTTTGAAGGTGAGCAAGCAGTAGCTAAAGAGCATCAAACAATTGTGAAAGCATATGGTCCTGCACTGAACAAGTATGGCGGTCAGAAAGCGTGTGGTTTCTCTATTACTCTGAATGCAGGATATTGGGCATTGTCAGAACTAGCACCCAGTGTTATTGCTTTCCTAGGCTGTGATATGAACTACACGCCTACTAATGACGGAGCTACTTCTATCTATGGTGTGGGTAATGATATCAAACAGAACGGTATACCAGATCCAGATAGAATGGCTAAGATGTATGGAGACGGTGATCCTAACTATCTCACTAATATCTATCGAAGACTTGAAGACGTTGCTCAAGAGCATAACTGTGAGGTCGTGAATTTATCAACTGATCCAGACACGAGACTACCTTACAAGAGAGTGAAGCCATCTAGATATTGAGGTGTAAAATGAAACCCGAGAAAGCGTATATTATTGTAATCAATGATCCTCGTTCAATTGAATATGCCGCACACGCAGTGAAGAGTTGTAACGACTTAGGGATTGAGTATCAAATTATACAAGGATTGCAAGACTTAGATTTAGTACAAGCATGGGCGCACGTAAAAGAAGGTATAATCATTCGTGCTGAAATGGATGACAAAGCCGCATGTGCCTCTGCAACACACGCCTTAGTGTGGCAAAGAATAGCAGAGAATAAAGAGTGTGCTATTATATTAGAACACGATGCAGTCATGTTACACAAACTAGAAATAGATATACCAGATAATGAAATAGTCTGTTTAGGCTATAAGTATCCAAACATCACTGCATATGATCACGAAAGAGCAGGACCATCTGTTCGACTTATACCAATTGGAATGCATGGAGGAGCCCATGCGTATGCTATCACATATGTAACCGCTCATATGCTACTCAAAGAGTTATATGAGAAAGGCGCAGAAGAAGCTGTTGACAATAGATATTTTATGAGAAACTATCCAGAGTTAGTATCAAAGGTACCTATTAGCATCTGTGATCCAATATCTGCTATGGGCTGGATAAGAGAATCGACAATATGGGATGGGGATGCCGATCTACAGAACTTTACATTTCTGAGATCATTTATCATCAACAGCGACTTTGAGGCGCTATTCGATGAAGATAACTAATCTATAAATACAACACATACTTGTAGTAAGTCTACGGAAAACCTACCAAGAGGATAAAATGGATAAAGAAGAAGATAAGGCTGTAGAGGCCGAAAACGAAAAATCAGTTGAAAAAGAGCAACCGAAGAAAAAGAAGCCCGAGCCAAAGAAGGCAAAGAAGGGTGAGGATGCTGATGAAATTCTCGTCAAAAATACGATTGAACTCAAGCCCAAGCTAGAAGAAGCTCCTGGGAAAACAGCGGTGATTGGTTGGGGTCGTATGAATCCCATCACTGTTGGCCATGAAAAACTAGTCAACAAAATCAACTCAGTCGCACGTTCAGAAGGTGGAGATCCTATTCTATTTCTGACGCATTCGCAAGACGCAAAAAAGAATCCCCTTACTTACGATGACAAATACATGCTTGCAACGAAAGCGTTTGGCAAGATAGTTCGTAAGTCTAGATCAAAGACGATTATTCAAGCCGCACAAGAACTACAGAAAAAGTATAAGAACATTGTTCTTGTAGTTGGCTCAGATCGTGTAAAAACTTTTGATGATCTACTAAACAAATATAACGGAAAAGATTACAGCTTTGATAGTATCAAGGTTGTTTCTGCTGGTGACCGAGACCCAGATGCCGATGATGTGACAGGTATGTCAGCCTCTAAAATGAGGGCATTGGCAAAAGATGGTGACATGGAGTCATTTTCTAAAGGTCTACCTAAGAAACTGAAAGCAAACGCTAAAGACGTATACGACATGGTACGTGGTGGCATGAAGATTTCAGAAGAGTTAGAACTAGACGAAGCAATTCTATCATTCGCACAACGTAGACAACGTGCCATGACTATGCGTAAGTATAAGTCTAAGATTGCCGCTGCCCGTAAGAGAATGTCGAAGCGAGTTGCTACCAAAGATAGATTACAGAAGAAAGCACGTAAGAAGGCAATCGCAATCATTCGTGGCAAAGTTGCAGGAGATAAGGGTAAGCGTTATAGCGAACTCTCTACTGCCGAGAAGATGATGATCGATCAGAAAGTAGCAAAGCGTAAAGCAGTTATTGATCGTATCGCTAAGAAACTTCTACCTAAAGTTCGCCGTGCTGATATTGCTAGAGTACAAGGCAAAAAAGTAAGCGAAGAGTATAACTTAGATGAGCATTTCGATCTATTCATCGAAGAGCCGACTGTAGGTCAAGACCCAGATATCAAAGACAAGAAAGGCACACAGCCAGCTGTCTACTACAAAGGTCTATCTAAGTCAACAAAAGATAAGCGTGATGCCCACTTCAAGAAGGGTACAAAGATGGACGATGATAATCCAGCGGCATACAAGCCAGCACCTGGTGACGCAACTGCTGAGACTAAGCCATCTAAGCACACAAAGAAATTCAAAGATATGTATGGTGAAGAACTTATACCATTATCTAAGTTTCACTCTGCACAGAAGAAAGACGGCAGTGTGAAGACTGATGGTCGATTCAAGATTTTCAGAAAGAAGAATGCTGAAGCTGGTGATACACCAGATAAAGCAGAGATCAAGAATAAAGTTATTGATGAGAACAAAGCAGAAGAGCGTTTGAGATCACAGCACAAGTCTGAACGTGAGAACATGAAGCGTGAACACGATAAAGAACTAGACGCAGTAAAGTCACGTGGTTTACGTAGGCAGATTCGTGATCTACAGAAAGAAGAGTTTGATACTGATGAAGCATTACTAGCATTCATCGAAGAAGTGACAAGTGATATCGCTGATTCAGTAGAACTGAGTGAAGCAAAGGGCGATGCAGGTCTGAAAGCAAAAGCAGAGAAGTCTGGTATGCCACTTGGCATTTTACGTCAAGTGTACAACAGAGGCGTTGCCGCATGGAGAACTGGACATAGACCAGGTACTACTCCACAGCAATGGGGTTTTGCACGTGTAAATTCATTTGTTACTAAATCATCTGGAACATGGGGTAAAGCAGACGCAGACCTTGCCGCTAAAGTACGTGGCAGTTCTAAGAAAGAAGAAGTAGAGTCACCTATCGATAAGAAGAAAGATGGGTCACTGTCATATAAGAAGACAAAGATTATCACTGAAGATGATCCATGTTGGGATACACACGAAAAGCGTGGCATGAAAAAGAAAGGTGGCAAGCTAGTACCTAACTGTGTGCCTAAGAACGAAGCAGTATCTCCAGCACAGCAAGCCGCTATTGCGATTGCTAAGAAGAAGAAAGAAAAGTTAGACGAAGAGTTTGAAGATATGTTCGAAGGATACATGTCTAATAAAATCAAGTCTGTGTCAGTCAACAAAAAGATGTATGACCATGCATTGAATACACTGAAGAGTGTTATTGATCGCAAGAAGAAAGAGGCAAAAGCCAAGAAGACTGGCATGAGACATAGTTCTGAATACTATGCCGCACAGATTGCTAGAACGTATAAAGATGTAGACGGTAAAGTACTACACAAAATGCTAGGCGAAGAGTATGTCTTTGAAGAGGGTGGTGCTGGCGATAGAGGCACAGATAAACTAACTAAGCGTTACAAGAAAGATACTCCTGGTGAAAGCGTATCAGAGAGCGAAGGACCAGTGCCTAAGCCAATGTCTAAGATGACTGATAAGCAGAAAGAGGATCTGAGACACAAGCAGAACGTTGAGCGTGAGCGTAACATACGTAAGATGAAGATTGGTCAAAAGCAGACTGATGATGATCGTAAGCGTAGAGAAGCAGATCGTGAGAGAAGACTAAGACAGTATGCGGGCAAGCGTGAAGAACTTGAGTTAGATGATATGTTCGAATCTGTAATCAGTGAACGTGAAGGCTTCAAGCAATTCAACGAAGATGTATCACAGAAGCAAATCAGTGACCTCGAAAAGTTTGCTGATAGACTGCTAGACAAGTTTGGCGTAGACGTAGAATTTACACGTCACTTTGCTGATCGTATGAACGATGATAGAAACAACCCTAAGATTTCTATTCCTGAGTTACAGCGTTTCTTCAAGAAGGTTGCTAAGAACAAGGCGAAAGATATCAAACAACTAGGTGACTCTGAAGCAGTGCTAAAAGATATTCAAGCAGACTTGAACTTGCCTGTAGTCATCAACTACGACAAAGCAAAGAATGAATTTGAAGTAGTAAACAAAACGATCATGCGTAAGAAAGATTTCAAGACGCCTAATAAGATCGTAAAATACTAACCAGTGAGCAGATAAATATAGAATATAGGAGATAAAATTATGAGTTTTCCACTGACTAAAGAAATGCTAAGTGCAATGATCAACAACAATCCAAAAGCCGATGAATGGTTTGAGGCACTTGAAGAGATCATGCCAAAATATGAAATCGATACTCCTGAGCGTATCGCTGGATTTATTGCACAGTGCGCCCACGAAAGCGCAGACTTCAAGAGACTTGAAGAGAACTTGAACTACAGCGAGAAAGCACTGAATGCAGTGTTTGGTCGTTACTTTGGTACAGGTAAAAAGAAGCGTGATGCATCTGAGTATGCTCGTAATCCAGAGATGATTGCGAACTACGTTTATCAAGATGAGTATCGTACTAAGCGTGGTGCAATGGGCAACGTAAATGACGGTGACGGATGGTTATTTCGTGGTCGTGGCTTGAAGCAACTTACTGGTCGTAATAACTACACAGCATTTGGTAAGACTGTAGACCTGACTGCCGAAGAAGCAGTAGAATACGTAGCAACAGAAAAGGGTGCTGTTGAGTCAGCATGTTGGTTCTGGGATACAGCGAAGTTGAACAAGATTGCTGATAAAGGCGATATTGTTGCAATGACTAAGAAGATCAATGGCGGTACTATTGGTCTAGAAGATAGAACATCACGCTATGAGAAAGCTATTGCTATCATGGGCGGTGAAGTAGAACTATCTGTACCTGCGCCTAAATCAGATGTAAACTTAGATGAAGTTTGCTCAATAGGTTCACGTGGAGAAACAGTAAAGGCAATTCAGCAACACCTAGGATTAGGTGACGATGGTATTTATGGCCCAGGTACAAAACGTGCAGTGAAGCAGTTTCAAGCTTCTAACGGTTTGTTAGCAGACGGCGTTGCTGGACCAACTACACTAAGAAAGATGTTTGGATAAGAGGCTAAGATGAAATCGTTTGTAGAACATATGTCTGAAAGTATTATGATGAAGAGTCAGAATACTATAGATAATCCCGAAGATCCAGAAGTAATGGTGCCGGGGTTTGGTTCTATGCTTCTATCTCAACTAAGAAATAGTGTTGCGAGACAGTTGACCGATGTAGGTAAACGTGCGAGTAGAAATGATTTTGATATCGCATACAGTCTACTCTTAGACAAGTCGGGAGCTGGTGCTGTAGTCGCAAAGCTACAAGCAATCAAAGACGCTGAAGAAGAGATGAAGAAGAGTCCTTACAAACGTAAGATAACAATGGCTAAGAAGAGATAGGTAACATGAAAAGTTTTGTAGAACATATTGCAGAAGCAAAAGACCCAGGCGAATACGATAACGAAGGTGGTATGGCTAAGACCCAACTACGTGGTGTTATTGCTGATGCAGATCATATGATCAAGATGTTTGGTGACGATGACAATCTGCCAGAGTGGGTACAGAACAAGATCACTAAGGCTGCCGACTATCTAAACTCTGCACATCGTTACATGATGAACAAAGACGGAGAAGAGTAATGGCTTGGATTGCAGTACCGAATAATCCTTCATGGGAATTTGATAACACAGCAACGATATCAGATACCTATCCACGCACACCTGGAAATGTCGCCGCTGGTGTTAGGACATATACTATGCCAGATGGCAGACTACGCACTACTTTTATCAAGTGCAGAAAGATCAATAATCCGACTGCGGTTGGCGAGTTAGACAAATCATATTACGAAGCGAGAACGCAATAATGAAAACTTTTAGAACACATAGAGCAACACATATAGATACATTCTGCGAAGAATGCAATATATATGATGACTTAGTTACAGAAGCATCTGAGTATCAGGGACGTAAAGTTTCGCTAAACGACCCATTCAGAATGCCATCAGGCTCTAAGAGTAAGTTTGGCGTATACGTAAAGAACGAGAAAGGCAATGTTGTCAAAGTAACATTTGGTGATCCTAACATGGAGATCAAGCGTGACGACCCTGCTAGAAGAAAAAGTTTTCGTGCAAGACATGGCTGTGATAATCCAGGTCCTAAGTGGAAAGCAAAATATTGGTCTTGCTATCAATGGCGGGCTGGTGCTAAAGTAGACAACTAATAAATAATAACAGATATTCGGGAGATAATCAATGAACTATAAGAAAGAGATAGCACCATTACCAGAAGGTTTCGCTGATGCTATTAGCAGGACAATCAACAAATTGCAACACATGCAAGAAGCACCTGCTTCTCGTAAGTCAGATCGTTCTGATGGTGATACTAAGCCACAAGATATTTCTGGCGAAGAAGAAAAAGTAACTGCCGATAAGAAAGCACCTGCACGTAAGGGCGACAAATCTCAAGGCGAAGCTATGGCTTCTGTCAAAGAAGAGATTGAAGCGTTAGAAGAAGTGCGTAACATCAAGATCGCCAAAGACGGTAAAGATGAGAAGATGGTCAACAAGCAAGAGTTGAAGACATATCTTCAGATGGGCTGGAAAGAAGTCAAGGAAGAAGCTGAGTTAGACGAAGCTACTATTACTGTAAAGTCATTCACCGGTAAAGCACCAGCGGGTATCAAGATGAAAAAGATCGGTTCATCTTCGTTTGGTGGAGATGATGTTGAAATGACTGGTCCGGACGCTAAACTTATTGCTTACGCTAAGAAAAGTCTCGGATGTGATAAATCGTGTAAGACTATCGCAGACGTTGAAAAGAGTCTGAGTGAAGCATACGAAAGTACCTGTAGCACAGTATCATCTTCATACAAGCCTAAAGCTAAGAAAGAAGAAATCGATCCAGTAAATCCTAAAGCGGTCAAGAAGAAGTTCGATGATCGTAAAGACAAAGATATCGATAATGACGGTGACGAAGATGAGTCAGATGAATATCTGCACAAGCGCCGTAAAGCGATTTCTAAAGCGTTGTCAAAAGACGAATCTGTAAAAAAGCCTAATGCCTCTGTAGACGAATCTGCCGAACTAGAGGGGCTAAATGAAAGATTCTCACCAAGAGAAATCAAAATGGCAATCGGTATTGCATCAGACAAAAGATATGCTGGTGGCAATATGACTGGTGCAGTCAAAGCAATCGATAAGCTAAAGAAAGGTCTATCTGATCATCCACAAGTTTCTGCTGTTCTAAAGAGACAGAACGAAGAAACTGAATTAGACGAAGCACTGCAACATGTTCATACAATTAAAATTACTGCTGACGCTCCATCTGATGCAAAACCATCTGAAGTTGCTGATATTAAAAACGATTTTAAATTGCACGTTCAAGCAATCAGAGGTGCTGTCAAAAGATTAGGCGGTCTTATTACTGATACAGAAGTTCCCTCAAGACAAAACAAATTTGTTGGAAAAATTAAAATTGGAACTCGTGGGGATGCAAGTAAAATAAGTATTCCAGTAATTCAAAGAGGTGTTAAATCTGGTGGTATTGAATTAGATAAACGCCAATTTGTTCGTGAAGAAGTGGAACTTGACGAGGCTAGACCGCCACAGATTCAGAAGGGCAAAGCTAAAGGCACTATCTCTGCTACTGGTATACGTGGCAAAGGTAACAAGAAATTTGATGTAATGGTGGGCTTTGATAATGGTAAGTTCTCGTTTCGCATCACAGACGAATCTGGAAGGTTTCAAACTGTAGGTATCAAGCAAGCATCTAAGATGTTAGGCGAAGAATCAGTTGCAGACCTGACTGAAGCGAAACTGAACGAAGCAAAGAATTCAGATTACACTATATATCACAAAACGTTTTCATCTGCGGTTCAACATGCAATCGCTGTCGCTAAGAAGCGTGGCTATGCAGTTGATGAAGATGACTGGGACCGTAAGGTTGCAATGGGACCTCGTAAGCCAAGTAAAGGTAAGACCAACTCTTACTCAATCAACTTGTCTAAGAATGGTAAAGATGTAAGGCAGAAATTGCAAATGCAAGTTTACTATGACCAAGGTCGTTATGAATTAAATATGTATATTTCTTAGGAGGAAATTATGATTGGTTGGATTAAAAAATTGTTTGGAATGAGTGAAGCGAATGTATCAACTGTTGAGACGAAAGCTGTGGAGCCTGCTCCAGTAAAGCGCCAAGCCCCTTCCAAGCCCCAAAAAGCGAAAGCTACAGTGGCAAAGAAGCCGGCGAAGAAGAAGTCGAAAACTCCCGACCTTAGTGCAATGACTAAAACAGAGCTAGACATTTACGGACGTAAAATAGGTTTGAAATTAGATCGTAGAAGAACTAAAGAGTTTATGATGCAAGAAATCGAAAAACACAACAAGGAGAACTGATATGGCTTTATGGGGAGATACAGATGTTGATGCTTCAATCCCGAAGTACTTGACAGCTGGCGACAACGCAAAGTGCTATTTCATCGATACCACAGAAGCTGGTGTTACTGCTAACAGAGCAAAAGGTTTGAAGACGACCGGTTGGAATTTATACGAAGAGTATGGTTCTGGACGTAAGCGTGTTGAAACACTAGTCGCTATGACTAGAACTGTTGCACAAGCAGGTGATACTGGTACTACTGGTACAGCTAGTGATGAAGATGCAGTCGTTGCAGACAGCTAATAAATAAAGATGAGGGCTGAAACATGCCCTCATCAAATTTATAATAATAATGGTGAACAAAGTATGGTGTTAGATGAAAGTACATTTATGTTATATGCGGCTAAGCATTATGATATGAAGAAGGCGGCTTCTACGGAAGAATTTTATGATGATCTCAAAAGATTTCAATATCTGAAAAGATTGTTTCGAAGATATGAGGAATTTGATGAATTGAAGGTACGTCTGATTCTAAATCATATGATAGTAATATATAACTGTTTTGGGCTTGCAGGAACACCTATGTTGTTTTTGAGACTAGAAGAGTATCACAAGTACTTGAAACCGTTTCTGGTATTCCAAGGTTACTTACCAGATGTTGTAGAGTACGGTGAAAAAAGAATAGAGACATCGAGCATTCCGCTTGATGCTAATATAGTAAAAGAACTGAGAGAACTATGATTGTTGACTTATTTCTCGTATATCAATTTATACGTAGACTCGCAACCCCATTCAAAGAGTGGGATGCGTACAAGCTAGGTATTATTGACGAAGACGGGAATATACTCAAGAAAGCTAGAGAGTTACGCACTGTAGAGGAGCGTAAGGCTTGGGGCAAGTTCGATTTGATGATTACTAAACTAAAGAGACTTCTTGGTAAGGTACCTGGTGGCAGTTCAAGAATTGCCTCTTATGCCGCCGCTCTATATCTCATCAAAGAGAATGAAGCGATTGAGAAGCACGGAGACTTTCTATCTGAAGAACAGTTAGAAGATAAACTAATCGACTATATGTCTATAGTTCAAGAAACTCGGAACTACGATGATATGTTTGAGGATGCAATCGCAAACAGCGCAGGCGGTGGAGACATCGCAGGTATTGGAGTAGGACCCGATGGAGAACCAGGTTTTACAAAAAAGGCTATGCGAAAGTATAAAAAAGATAACCAGCAGCCTTTGAAGAGGTTCAAGGACACTATAGGTAAATAGGTACTATGACTGATGGACTAAGTTCAGTGAAAACTGATGTAGAAATACTAAAAAGAGATGTGTCAAGTATTCAAGGATTACTTGGTCGTTTGGACACTGCTATTGATAAAATCGCAGATGCTTCAGGTGGTATATCTCAAATCTTGGCAGTGCATGAGCAAAACATAGGAACTCTTGCCGAAGATATCTCAGAGCGCAAGCGCCTTGCTGAGAAAGAAACTGAACTACTGCACAGAAGAATCACTGACATGAAAGATGAGAGTGCAGAAAATCATCGCCGTAATCATGATGAGATCATGGCAAAGCTTGACAAGATGGATGAAGAAGTAGGCAGTGAGTTGAAAAATCTATCTGGTCGTGTTACAATACTAGAACGCTGGAAATGGTGGATCATGGGAGGCTCATGGGTCGTCGGATTTATCATTGCGACAGTACTTCAGATGGGCGGTATTCTAAAAGTTCTTGCTAATTAGTACTTGACAGCCGTACCTGTTTAGAGTATAATCTCTATACAGTTTGAATATATTATGGAGTAGAGTATGAATCTCGTAGACGTGAAGTATTCTGGTATCTTGTCAACAAGGCTAGAACGATTCACAATCAAATCACAAACACCATACAGAGCGAACTTTCGTTGTCCTATATGTGGTGATTCCCAAAAGTCAAAGATGAAAGCACGTGGTTGGATCCTTGAGAAGGACAACTCGGCTATCTTCTATTGTCACAATTGCAATGCCTCTCATGGCATGCGTAACTTCCTGAAAGCAATCGACCCTAACCTCCACAATGAGTATGTAGTAGACATGGCTCTAGAGAAGGGCTATCGCACAAAACCACCAAAGCAAGATATTGTTAGTCCTCTTGATACTCTTACTACTAGTAGACCAAAGTTTACTAAGAAGGGTAGTCCTCTACTCCAAATTAAAAAAGTGTCTAGTCTAAATTTTTCTCATCCAGTCAAGAAATATGTTGAAAAAAGAAGGATCCCAGCATCTCAACAATATAAATTATATTACGCTCCAAAATTTGAGACGTGGACAAATTCGCTGATGCCTGATAAGTTGTCAGAGAAGCAAGTCAAGCCTCGATTGGTGCTACCGTTCATAGATCAGAACGGGACAGTATTCGGATATCAAGGAAGAGCATTTGACTCTGAAAGCATACGTTACATCACGATTATGCTAGAGGATTCTATGCCCAAAATTTTTGGTCTGAACACTGTGAACTTTACGAAGCGTTACTATGTAGTAGAGGGACCAATAGATAGTCTCTTCTTAGATAACGCTGTTGCTATGGCAGGTGCAGATGGAAATGGTGCTGGTCTGGAGAGTATAGATAATGCTACGTTTGTCTTTGATAACGAACCTAGAAATTTAGAGATTGTTAGACGTATGGAAAAGTGTATTGAGAGAGGGGAGAAAGTTTGCATATGGCCCACGAATATACTTGACAAAGACATCAACGATATGATATTATCTGGTATATCATCTGCGGATTTACATCTGATCATAGACCAGAACACACATGATGGCTTACAAGCCAAATTACAACTTAGTTATTGGAGAAAATGCTAATGAAGGCGAGACTTATAGGATACACGCAACCGTGCGATATCATTGGATTAGATAATGTGCAAGATTTGATTGCGTATTGTGCAAGGGTATCAAACCCAACTAATCAGATCAACAGTGAAACATCTGAACGTCTTCTAAAGTATTTGATGAAACACAAACATTGGTCGCCATTCGAAATGGCATCTGCTACACTAGAAGTAGAAACGACCCGTGATATTGCACGTCAATTCCTACGGCATCGCTCGTTCTCTTTCCAAGAGTTCTCACAGAGATATGCTAACCCTAAAGACCAAGATAATAATTTTGTACTCAGAGAGGCACGGTTACAAGATCCAAAGAACCGTCAAAACAGTATAGAACTAGACATGTCTGATGAATACGAAGGTGGTCTTCAGGATCGTTGGTACCAAGTACAAGAGCGACTTATAGAAGAAGCTAAAATTGCGTACAACTGGGCAATTGACAATGGCATTGCTAAAGAGCAGGCACGTGCGGTGCTCCCAGAAGGGAACACAGTATCTACTCTTTATGCAAATGGTACTATTCGCTCTTGGATTCACTACATAGAATTACGTTCCGCTAACGGTACACAGAAAGAGCATATTATACTCGCACGTGAGATAGGAAAGGCAATTGCTAAAATCTTTCCGATGACTGAAGACTTTATAAATTTATAAGAAAACCAAGGAGATAAGAAGTGTCGAGAACAAGAACACACCTCGGCATCAAAATTGATGCCTCTAGAGACCGTCTGTTATCAGAACAGTCTCTAAAATTACTAACAGATTACTACTGCAATGATACTGAGAAGACGCCTCAAGAATCTTTTGCACGTGCGGCTGTCGCCTATTCATATGGCGATTTAGAATTATCACAACGAATTTATGACTACGTATCGAAGGGCTGGTTTATGTATGCCTCGCCTGTACTATCGAATGCGCCGTTACCAGATGAGAAACCCAAGGCATTACCTATCTCTTGTTTTCTTACATATGTACCCGACACACTTGAGGGTCTTATCGATCATACGGCAGAACTACGATGGTTATCAGTAAAAGGTGGTGGCGTTGGTGGTCACTGGTCAGATGTTCGTGCAGTATCTAAGAAAGCCCCAGGACCTATGCCGTTTCTACATACAGTAGACGCAGACATGGTTGCCTATCGTCAAGGACGTACACGCAAAGGTTCATATGCGGCTTACATCGAAGCATCTCATCCAGACATTATTGAGTTCTTGAATATGCGAGTGCCAACTGGTGACGTAAATCGTAAGAACTTGAATCTACACCACGCAGTAAACATCACTGATGAGTTTATGGAAGCGGTACGTGATGACAGCGAATGGCATCTACGTGATCCTAATTCTAATGAAATACGTGACACTATGCCTGCACGTAAGTTATGGGAAGTAATTCTTGAAACTCGTTACAGAACTGGTGAGCCGTATCTCAACTTTATCGATACTGCTAATCGTGCTATGCCTCAATCTCAGAAAGACTTGGGTCTGAAGATTCGTGGGTCTAATCTATGTAACGAAATTCACTTAGCAACTAGCGAAGATCGCACCGCTGTGTGCTGTCTATCGTCTGTCAACTTAGAGATGTATGACGATTGGAAAGACACTACTATGATCGCTGATCTAGTTAGATTCTTAGACAACGTACTACAATTCTTTATAGACAACGCTGGTGATGAGATTAGTCGTGCTAGATACTCAGCACAGCAGGAGCGGTCTCTTGGACTCGGTGCTATGGGTCTCCACTCTTATTTTCAGAAACATATGATTGCATTTGATAGTGAAGAGGCAGTAAAAGCCAACGAAGATATCTTCTGTGATATCTACGACAATGCAGTAGAAGAGACTTTACGACTTGGCAAGACACTAGGAGAAGCACCTGACATGAAGGGTACTGGTCGTAGAAATGCACACATGCTTGCCATTGCACCTAATGCTAATAGTTCGATGATCGCTGGCACATCGCCATCTATTGAACCATGGAAAGCAAATGCATTTACTTCACGTACACGTGTGGGTTCACACCTGAACAAGAACAAGTATCTAGAGGCACTCTTAGAAGAGCGTGGCAAAAACACAGAAGCTATATGGTCATCTATTATCACCAATGGTGGATCAGTTGAGCACCTAGACTTCTTAGTAGATCATGAGAAGAAAGTATTCGCAACTGCTATTGAGTTAGATCAAATGCGGATTGTAGAACTCGCTGGTCAGAGACAGAGATACCTGTGTCAAGGTCAGTCATTGAACATCTTCTTTCCCGCAGGCGCAGAAAAATCTTATCTAAGTAAAGTACACTATGCGGCGTGGGCAAATGGATGTAAGGGTCTATATTATCTCAGAACAGAAGCCACTAACAGAGCAGAGAACGTTGCTGAGAAAGTTGAACGTGAGACACTAGATAATGTGGTAAACATGGACGCAAGCAAAATGAACTTCATCAATGGTAGTGAAGAACAACAGGACGAATGTGTTGCATGTCAGGGATAATAAGTGATTACTTTGCTAAAGGTATGACAATGATGTTTCGCTTCTTTGCGGACACATTCTTTGCTAAACGTTATGGTCACCGAGCAGTTGTATTAGAAACAATTGCTGGTGTGCCAGGCATGGTAGCAGGAATGTGGATACATCTAAAGTCACTACGTAAAGCTAAGAAAGGATACGGTCCAGATATCCGTGAGTTACTAGCAGAAGCAGAAAATGAGAGAATGCATTTGATGTTCTTCATTGAGATTGCTAATCCAAACTGGGTAGAGAGACTATTGATCTTTATCGCTCAGTTCTTATTCTGGCACTATTACCTTCTGTTGTATATCTTCTTTCCGAAGACGTGCCACAGAATGATTCACTACTTCGAACAAGAAGCGGTGATAAGCTATTCGCAGTATTTGAATAGAATACAATCCGGTAAGATATATAATGCTCCTTGTCCAAAAATGGCAAAAGAGTATTACAGTCTACCAGATGATGCTAAACTGTCAGACATGATTATAAAAGTTCGGGAAGATGAACAACGTCATGCTGATGCAAATTTACAAATGTCAATCTAAAAAGAGGAATGATACATTGGGAGAAAAAATGGACGTACTAATTTATTCGAAGTCGAACTGCCCTTTCTGCGAGAAAGCGAAAGCGTGGTTTACGACACATAGCCTAACTTACACTGAGATCAAACTAGACAGTGAAGAAGAGCGCATGGCATTCTATCAGAAGATGCCTAATGCTAGGTCTGTACCCCAAATCTTTATCAACGACAAACTGATCGGTACGTATAATGATTTGATGTCACAGGCTAGTACTTTACTAAAGAAAGCTGGCGGTGGTCTGCTAGAGTTTTCTGAAACATATAAGCCCTTTCATTATCCATGGGCAGTAGAGATGACTACACGCCATGAGAAAGCACACTGGATCGAAGATGAGATTGATCTGGGAGAAGATGTCACTGATTGGAAAGGTGGCAAGATGACAGAGGTTGAAAAAGAATATGTGACAAACATTCTTCGCCTCTTCACACAGTCAGACGTTGCTGTTGGACAGAACTACTTTGACCAGTTCATTCCTAAATTCAAGAACAACGAAGTTCGTAACATGCTAGGCTCATTCGCTACACGTGAAGGTATTCACCAGAGAGCGTATGCACTATTGAATGAAACGCTAGGATTACCTGACTCTGAGTATCACGCATTCCTTGAGTATCAAGAGATGGCTGATAAGATTGATTTCATCATGGACTCAGATGTCAACACAATGCGTGGTCTAGGTCTTGCCCTTGCTAAGTCAGTGATGAACGAAGGTGTTGCATTGTTTGCATCATTCGTAATGCTACTGAACTTTCAGCGTTACGGTAAGATGAAGGGTATGGGTAAAGTTGTCGAGTGGTCGATTCGTGATGAGTCAATGCATGTCGAGGGTATCGCTAAGTTATTCAAGACATTCTGTAAGGAGCATCCACGCATTGTAGACGATAGCTTCAAGAAAGATATCTACGAGATGTCACGCAACGCAGTAAAGCTAGAAGACAAGTTTGTTGATCTAGCATACGATATGGGTGAGATCGAAGGTCTAGAGTCTAACGAAGTCAAGCAGTATGTACGATATATTAGCGACAGACGTTTGATTCAGCTAGGCATGAAACCTAACTTCAAAGTAAAAGACAACCCACTACCGTGGTTAGAATGGATTCTAAATGGTGCAGATCATACCAACTTCTTTGAAAACCGTGTAACAGAATATGAAGTTGCAGGTCTCAAAGGCGATTGGAATGAGGCATATAACTTTGGATAAGTGGCAACACGCTTATATGGATACGGCAGAGAGGTTCGCTTCTCTGTCTTCAGCCAAGAGATTACAGGTTGGTTCGATTGTTGTAAAAGACAATCGGATCATTTCTATTGGCTATAACGGTATGCCTTCTGGTTGGTCTAATGAGTGTGAAGATGTCATCAACGA